TGCGCTTGCATCTGCGTCATCAAGCAGTGCCTTACCAGCAGCAGTGAGGTCATAAGTGCCAGCAGTACCTGCGCCAGTAAACTGAATACCTTTGTCTGCAGCAGATGTCAGACCAGCAAGTGCTTGTAGTTCAGTGTCAAGCCGTGCGTTATCTACAGTACCTGTAAGTTGAGAGGCGTCAATGCTCTTGTTAGTCAGCGTCTGTGTGCCAGTCAGTGTAGCTACAGTGCTGTCAATGTTAAATGTTACATCGTTGCCAGAACCTACAGTGTCAATGCCTGTACCACCAGTAAAGGTCATTGTCTCACTATCAAGGTCAATCGACAACGCACCGCCTGTATCAGCTTGGAAGTCAAGGTCAGATGCAGTCACCTGCGCATCGACATATGTCTTGATAGCTTTTGCAGAAGCAAGTGTGGTGTCAGTCGCTGCTACAGTGGTCAGGTCAGTATCAAGTACGCCAGACTTGAGGTTATCTACTTCAAGGTTTGATACAGTGTTATTGTCAGCATCAATGGTTTTATTGGTGAGGGTATCAGTCGTAGCACGGCCTACAAGCGTGTCTGTGCTAGTCGGCAGTGTGATTGTACCACTGTTGCTGATGGTGGCAATGACGGGCGTTGTAAGAGTTTTATTGGTGAGGGTTTGTGCGCCAGTTAGTGTGGCAACTGTTGAGTCAATAGCAAAAGTAACGGTATTCCCAGAGCCACTAGTGTCAATACCAGTACCGCCGCTGAGTGTGAGAGACTCGCTATCCAAGTCAATATTGAGTGCGCCGCCAGTGTCAGCGGAGAAATCAAGGTCTTGTGCAGTAACTTGAGCATCTACGTATGCCTTAATAGATTGTTGCGTAGCCAGTGCAGTGGCACTGTCAGAAGTCATAGTGTCTTCGTCAAGGATGTCCGTGACGGTTGTAGTCGGCATTGCAATGCTGTCTACGTAGGCAACACCGTCGATATACAGGTCTTTGAACTCTGCACCAGATGCACCCAAGTCAACGTCATTGTCGGTTACAGGAACAATGGCACCGTCTTGGAAGCGTACTTGCTCAGTCGATACAGAAGCTACATCGACAAAGACACCAACACGATTATTAGTGTCATCAACTACAACTTTATTGATTGGGGTAGTAACACCGGGGTCACCGATAAGTCCAATGACCGGACCCTCTGCGGCAGTACCGTCGTGTTTGTGACCAGTGGTGTTACTGAATACGTTTACAAGTTGGTCAAACTCGTCATTACTGTCGGCTGCATTGATAATGTCGCCATCAGTATACGAGGATTGTCTGGTGTAACCTGCCATTAGCGTCTTGCTCCTGCGTCAAATTCTAACTGAAAACCTTTCAGTGAATACGGTGCTGATGTTCCTCTGTCGTTAACTCGTAGTGCTACAGCAAAACCACTACCTTCGATTGGTTGTCTGAACAGTGGGTTTGACTGACCACCATATGTTGCTGTGCCGTAAGATGACGTACCGTAAACTGCAACAACCGTAGCTGTGTCAAACGGGTATGCTGCGGGTCTAGCGACATTCGGTGCTTCATAGTCATACCGCACAAACAAGTCAGCGTTCACTGCAGCTTCCGGTGCGTAGTTAATAATTACACGCTGGAATGTCTTGCGGATACCTGCGTCACCCATCGACAAGTCTGGTGAACGGTACTTGCCAGTAATCACATTGCCGTCAAAGTCGTTGCCCTGTTCTTGGCGATATACGTATCCGTCATACTCACCGTGAACAACAATGCTGGCACCATCGCTTACTACAAAGTCTGTGCAGCTAGGGCGAATACCACGAATGTCAGCAAACTCGTAACTGTCGCCTTTTCTTACGCAGATAATTCCTGTTGTATTACCCCGTGTCACACCAGAGTTAGAGAAGAAGATGCGATACTGTGTCTTGTTAGGAATAACTACGCTGTCAAACTCATCGACATCAGACAAATCTGTAAAGCGTCTCTGCACTGCACGACTGATTGTACCAAGTTCAACGTCATCAATCCGTTCAGTACCGGCAACAGTACGCAGTCCATCTGGGCCTAAGAATACAATGTCACCAGCAAATTCCTGAATGGTGCTACCGTTGAGACACCCAATCTCACGGGTCACTGGTTGCAAAACAAAGTCAGCAGATGTGTTGCCTACCAGCTTGAAGATGCGTTCTTCACAGAAGATATACAGTTGGTCACGGAAAGGGAACAATCCAGTAATCGGGCTGTCTACTGCAATGCTACCTGCACCATTAGCTACACTAAAGTCATCATCTGTGTATGGTGCCGTGAAGACCAGTTCTTCTGGCGTAGTGGACATGCCAGCAAAAAACAAGGCATTCTTAAAACCAGTTACATACTTAGGGTCTGCCGGTGCGCCTGTCGCATTTAAGTCTGTTACGGTAGTGTTATCGTACTTACTTGCGTTGTTTGCACCATCTGCCCACACAATGTAATCTGTGCCAGCAAGGTTGTAACGGAAGAATGTATACTTACTTGCGCTAGTACGTCCGCTGTCAATCGAAGTCCAGCTACCTGTAGTACCACCTTTGTAGACACTTTCCCCTCTAGCAGCTAGGATGTTGCCCTTGAAATAAGCAGACATCAAAACTTTTTCTGTGCTAGAAGCAGTATACGGAACTACATTGCTATTCCACTTTTCGTAGCCAGAGATACGTCTGTACCCACCTCTAACGTCTGGCTCAAAGTTCTGCAGTTCCAGTGCCATTCCGGGCTGCATAGAAAACGTAGATTGGTCTAGTACCAAACCACCTTCACAGGAAAAGACGTAGGGGCTAAGTCCAGATTCGTCAGCCATTATTTAGCCCCCTGTAGGAAATATAGATACGCCGTACCTTTGTGATTGCGGAATATACGTTGAACGCACATAGCTATAGTTTCTGTTAATGAACAGACTTTGCATGTGTTTAATGCCCTCTTCAAATCGGGCAAAGTTAATGCCATACTGCTGCGCCTCACCACGATACTGATAACCGTAGGCTGTAGCACCGTCCACAATAACCTGACGAAACTGTTCAGGAATAGTAGGTACATCCGTTGCAGCACTGAGAGCAGTGGGCTTTACATATGCGTCATACTTAAGTGAGTATGCTTTGTCGGGGTAAGGAAACAGACCATAGTTATTGTCTGGTGTCCTGAATACATAAATAGGCACACCGCCTACGTCCGATGTGCTTTCTTGGTCAATGTAATTGTCTACGTATTGATTGTAGTCCATGACACGCAGGGTTGTACCTGCCACGCCAAGACTGTCATCTTTCGCAATACGGAATGTCTCGTAGTCTACACTGTAGATTGAGGCACCAATTGAGTAGCGTGTAGTACCAGCTACGAGTGTTTCCGTCTGTTCTTGGTGGCTAAATGACCAACCAAACTCACGTTGAAAAATATAATTGATGGCGTCATTTACCGCATTCTTACACTGCGTTTGAAACCCACGAGACGTGCTAAAGTTAGCAGCCGTTAGTGCTACTTCGTTAAAACGTGCAAGCACTTCGTTGGTGATGTCAAGGTAAGTATATGCCATCGTAAATCCTTAAAGAAAAATGAGAGGGCCGGTGTCAAGCCAGCCCCCTCATGTTAGTTAGGCAAGAGTGTCACGGTCTACTTCGTTAGCCGAAGTGTCGCCCTGTGAACTTACATCCATCATGATGGCGTAAACACGAAGTTTACCAGCAGTGAAGGATGCACCAGTACCTGCAAAGGTCAGGTCCAGAGTGTCGTCAGAGGCGAGAACTACATCAGCAGACACAGTGACGCTAGGTGCATAAGCACCGTCAGCAGCACCGTCAATGTCGAATGCAGTTACGTACTCATCAGGATCAGCCGCACCAAGAGTTACGGTTGCATCTGTACCTGTGTTCATGGTTGCACTTTCAACAACTTCCACACCAGCAGCCATAATTTTGGTGCCAGCAGGAATGGTGATTGCCTGAACAACATCACCGGCAGACGGGTCTACAGTAGTAGCCACGATGTCGATGGTGTTCTCAACCATGTAAGGGTTACGGCCACGCTGGGAATTGCCAGTCGCAGCTTTAAGAAGTGAAGTAATAGTAGCCATTATCCAATTCCTCCCTTAAGCCAAGTGGTAGATGGCGTTAACAAGTGCTTCAGGACGAAGAATCTTGCGGCCATACAGGTGCATACCACGAACGATGTCAGCGAAGCTGTCAGGGTCGCGGTAGGTTTCGGTCTTGTTAATCTGCTCTGCAGTTGCAACAGCTGAATCATGACCAGCTACGATAACGCCGTAGTTGGTGTTGCTGTTTGCACCAGCAAAGGAAGAACCAGTACCGACTGAAGGCAGGTTATTGGACTGATACACACGGAAACCGTGGATTTGAGTGCCAATCTGGCCGTTTTGCAGACCAGAACCACCGAAGTCAGCGTTGAACAGACGAGAGTCCTCGTCCTTCAGCACTTCCATAAATACCGGGTCAACAACCAGCCAACGACCTTGTGAGTCCACGTTTTGCTGGTCCAGCAGACGGGCCATACGTGCAATCAGGGTCAGAGGATGGGTATCACCAGCAGCCGGAGTTGCGTCAGTTGCACCACCAGTACGCGGCTGAATTGCAATCGCGTAACCAGCAGAACCAACGGAACCTGCACCGTCAGAGAAGTCGGATGCGTCCAACTTCATTGATGCAAGCAGTTCGTCTGAACCGGCAGTTGTTACAGCCTTTGAACCGTTAACAGTAGTGTTAACAGTATCTGCATTTGCGTGCAGAGCAGACTGTGTGTAACCTGACAAGTAGCCAAGAACGTCTTGGTCAAACTGGTCAGCAAGGCGATATGCAGCACGGTCACTTGCCAGAGACTGGAAGTTAACGTGGCTGTGTGCCTCTTCAATGTCATCAACCTTAAACGCAAAGTAGTTAGCTTTGTCAATGGTCAGGCTGAAGTCTTCGTCATCAAGGTCTTGCGGCGTGATGGTTGTACCACGGGCGTAAGCCTTAACAGTGATTTCGGGTTCCTTGATAATCTTAACGGAATCACCCATTGCAGCAATCTCACCGAAGTAATCGGAGTTGGTGATTGCTTCACAAACAGCGGCCTTGCGGAAAGCAAGTTGCACCTGTTTGCTGTAAATAACGGGAGAAAAATTACCGTTAGGAAGATTACCATACCCACTAGCAGTAGTGAAAGCCATGATATTTCTCCATTATGTTAGGCATTTTCAACAGATACAAACTCACAAGACTAATCAGAGGCTGATTCACAATGGGTGCGTATTCTATTCAGTTGGCCGACCGAATATTCAACGGGCCATGCTCTTCAGGTAATCCGTAAGACATTGTTGTTTGTTGATTAGGGTAGGCAGGTAGCGAACCCACCTACACCTTTATGACTATAGTTATACTTAGAAACAACTATTTGTCAACACTTTTTTTATCTGGCTGAACCAGAAACATCATAGACAAACTTTCCAGAACGGATAGCTTCCATGATTTCATCAGAACGCTTCTCATATTCTTGAGGAGACATCTTCTGAACTTGAGACTCTTTAATGTAGGTTGTGGACTCATCGCCCTGCGGTTTACTACGCGACCTACCAGAATCAACAGATTTTGCAGCAGACTTATCCGATGCAGACTTCTTGGTTGACATGCCTTTGTCAGACTTGTACAAATCAATTGCACGTGCAGCCGACTTAGCGTCGTTGTCATTTTCGTACAGAGCATCTTGTACCCACTTAGGCTGGTCTTCTGCCCACTCGTGGAACTCGTCACTATCACGAATCTCATCAAAGTCTGGATGCAGACGCATAAGTTCTGCTTCAGCTTTTTCTTTCTTTGCAGTATACTGCATGTCGTCAATTACTTTCATGCGTTCTTCCAAGCCATCAGCTTGTTCCTTCGCTTTCTTGATAGCAATTGTTTCTACGATTGCAGCAACATCTGGATATTGCTTTACCCAACTCTCTAGGTCTTCGTCTGACTTAGGAAGCTGCATTTCTTTTTTAGTTGCAGCAGTGAGTTGAGATTTGAGTTTTTCGATTTCCTCTTTAAACTCTTCAGCTTGTTTCTGCTGATGTCTACGAAGATCAGAGTAACGCTTCTTGAATGTTTTCTCTTCTGCGTTCTCTGGTTCTTGTTCAGGTTCAGTAGTTTCTTCTTCTACCTCTCCACGTTGTTCCTTAAGCAACTGCTCAAGTTCTTCTTCTTCCATTTTGCGTTTTTCTTCGTTAGTGTATTTACGATTTGCAAACGCAACTTTCTTTTCAGGCTGCATTTCTTCAGCCATAATTGTAGCAGTTTCTGCCATTTGTTTT